CAGAACTCGCTGCGGCGGTTGAGACTGCTAACAATGAAGTGAAATCAGTTAAGGCTGAGCTCGCATCGGTTAAGAAAGCCCCTGCCGTTCCTAGCGTCAAGTCACAAGAATTCAAAAAGTCGAATGCGGTTGTAGCATCAAATGGTAACTCATTTGCTGACTTCATGGAAAACATTCGCGCAAAACAAAGTAAATAATTCACCTCATAATTCTATTTTAAAATGCCAACAACAACTTCACTCACCACCACCTATGCAGGTGAATTAGCTGGTGAAATCGTAGCAAAGGCTTTGTTGTCAAACGTATCCGCTGGATATGTAACAATGAAGCCAAACGTACCCTACAAATCAGTAGTACGTAAAATTGATGACACTGTAACTTTCGCTGCAGGAACTTGTGATTTCACGCCAACCGGCACGATCACTTTGACTGAGCGCATTTTGACCTTGGAGGAATTCCAAGTTCAACGTCAAATCTGTAAGAAGGATTTCTTCATTGACTGGACTACTGCCGATGTAATGTCAGGCCGTGTAAACACTCAAATCCAAGACGCAATCATTGAGCGTTTGACAGGCGGTATCGCTGCTGAAAACGAGTCAGTAATGTGGAATGGTGTGAACGCTACTGCTGGTCAGTACGATGGATTCTTGACCTTGATTAAGGCAGGTGGTTCAGGTGCTGTATCTGCGGGTTCAGGTGCTTTGGACGCTACTAACATTATCGCTACCATTTGGGACATCATCAACACTGCAAACTCTGCTGTGAAGGGTGCTGCTGAAAAGCCTGCATTGTACATGGGTCAGGCTGCATGGGAAGCTTACATGCAAGCGCAAATCGCTGCTGGCAACGGATGGTACTTGACAGGTGGCCCTGAGGTTAACCGCCGTTTCGTAGGTATGTATGACATCTACGTTTGCCCGGGTATGGCTGCTAACAACATCGTGTTTGCACAACGTTCAAACTTGATGCTTGGCACATGGCAGGAAAACCAAATGAACGAAGTGTTCATCTTGGACATGCAAAACCTTGACGGTTCACAGAATGTACGTTACGGCGCACGCTTCTACCTCGGAGCGCAGATTGCAGTTGGTGAAGACATCACCTACTGGGGAGCATAATCTTTAATAATAACGGGGGTGTAACAGCCCCCTTTTAAAACTATATAAACATGGCTTGTGAATTAACCACAGGATTTACACTCGGATGCCTTGAAGGTATCGGAGGTGTTAAAGAAGTATTGATTGCTAACTACACTCTTGCGAGTGGTGCGGATTTTATGTCTGCTGTAACATATGATGCAGTAACAGGTGAAGTAAACGGTTTACCAACTGCAACCATCTACCGTTATGTGCCATTCCGCAACTCAGGTACTTACGTTGAAACCATCAACAAGAGTCTTGAAAATGGTACTTTGTTTTTCTCACAAGAAGTGGGATGGACTTTCGGTAAGTTGAATCAAGATATGCGCAACGAATTCTTAAACGTTGCAAAGGCTAAGATGATTGTTTTCGTTCGTACGAATGATGATCAAATCTTATTGGTTGGTACAACTGAAGGTTCTCAGCTTACTGCTGGTACTGTTCAATCAGGTGCTGCAAAAGGTGATTTGATGGGTTATCAGGTAACGACGACTGCAGAAAACCTTGAGCCTGCAGTACACCTTGAGCCTTACACTACTGAACCATTCGACAACTTCGCAGGAATTACAGTAAGCCCAGCTTACTAATCGCGCTTGCTGATTGTTTTTGTGTTTATTCATTGATTAAGAACGGGGGTGGTGTTACAACTGCCCCCTTTCAATATAGCGATATGATATATCTCCAAGTAAATAATCCTAGTCAGTTCATATATCTATCACTGGATGAGGCAAGGCAGTACTATGCCACGCCCTTTACGCACTATTTGCTAGTGCTAACTCACGAAGAAAACAGCACCACAGGTGATAAGCTCGCGCAGGTTGCAACAATTGTGAATGAAAATGTGCGCATCACACAGCTTACTGTGACAACTGTTGGTCTTACATTAGCGGGCAGGTATCGCTACGAAGTGTACGGACAGAACTCACCAACTAATATCATCCCAACTAACGCCGCTGTTGTCGGTCTAGTTGAGAAAGGCTATGTAGTTTTGCAAGATAATACAACGTGGTTCGATGTTCCTTCTATAACTATCCCAAATGACATCATCTATGAGCCATAATCCAACAGATATAGTTTCCTTAAAGCTTAGCGAGTATGTTGCTAAGTCAGATGCAGAAAGAGTAGACCGCAAAGGATGGGTCAACTACGGTGCGGACAATGATTTCCCGCAGTACTTGCGTGACCTTTCGCATGAGTCTCCAGTGCATGGTAGTTTGGTGGTTGCCATTGGTGACATGATAGCCGGAAAGGGTATCGAGTCAGAGCAATATCAGGCCGAACTTGATGCGCTTGATATTGATGCATTGACGTATGCGTGTTCACACGATCTAAAGTTATTCGGTGGTTTTTACATCGAAGTAATTTGGAGCAACGACCGCACAGTGATTAGCAAGTTGAATGCTATTCCATTTGAAGAATGCCGCATTGCGGTCAATCAGGATGATGACAGCGAGATTGGAATCTTTCACAGCTACGATTGGTCCAACACTCGCAAGAAAAAGAACACGCCTGAGTTCATTCCAAAGTATAACTATCTGACACGTGAGGCCGAGCCACGCCAAATCTATTGGTGCTTCACGTTCACAGGCAGTGACACATACCCACGCCCTGACTACTGGTCTGCTATCAACTACATTGAACTAGATAAGCAGATTTCAATCTTCCATATCAACCAAATCTCAAACGGTCTTTTTCCTTCAACCATTATCAACTTCTACAATGGGCAGGCAACACCTGAGCAGAAGCAGCAGATGATGATGGACTGGGAGAATAAAATGAGTGGTGCGCGTAATGCTGGCAAGGTGGTAATGTTCTTCAACGAACGTGACCAACCAAAGACCGAAATAACGCCGTTCCCTGTAAATGACGCAGACAAACAGTATCAACTCATGGATACTACTGCAACTCAAAAGATAATCACAGCACACCGCGTTACAACGCCGCTGCTGTTTGGTATTCGTGATACGGGTGGTGGATTTGGTAGTAATAAGGATGAGATGGCGGTAGGTCTTGAAATTTTTAACAAGCAAGTAATCGAACCATATCAGGCTAAAATCAATAAGAGCATTACGGAACTGTTGAGCAAACAAATGCCGGGTGTGTCTTTTGAAATTGTACCAAATACACCACTAATTACAGAGCAGGTTGCAGCAACAACCAATGCGAATGCAATAGGTACTGATGCTGCTCCTGCATCTTTAAATACTGACCAAATTACTCATATTGTTCAAACTGTACTTTCTGCTTTAAACCCGTCGAATTCGATGGAGTTAAAAAAAAAAGTAGATGATAGCACAGTAGGCGATGCGCTAATCGCACTGGGTGAAGATGCGTCCGAAGATTGGTTGCTGATTGATGCATACAATGCAGATGATGAAATTGAACACGAGTTTGCGGTGCGCACAGGTGCGGCAAGACCCGGAGCAAAGAGTGAGCAAGATGCCATTATCGATGGCAAGTACTTTATTACTCGCTACGTTTACGCAGGTGACTTTAGGCATGATAATATGCGCCCATTCTGTAAGAAGATGTTGGAGGCGGGCAAGCTATACCGCAAAGAAGACATTGTCTCAATGGAGAATGTAGCGGTCAATCCCGGATGGGGGCCTAATGGTGTAGACACCTACGACGTTTGGTTCTACAAAGGCGGAGGCAACTGCAAACACTTTTGGGAAAAGCGTGTATATGTAGACGCAAAGGGCGCAAAGATTAACCCTAATGATCCAGATGCAAAGCGTATAGCTGTTTCAATGGCTGAACGCATGGGGTATAAGGTCCGCAATAATTCACTTGTGGCTAAACTTCCCGAGGATATGCCTTATAACGGCTTCCTTCCAACAAATCCAGTTTACGGTAATCAATAATCACAACTATGGCAGAAGTACTTTTAATAAGCGAAAACTACATTAAGAAATACACCACTGTTAACGGTAGTGTTGACCCTAATCTTATGTACCCATCTGTGTATTTGGCACAAGACAAGTGGGTGCTACCTTTCTTGGGTACGGACTTGATGAACAAGATTAAAAATGATGTAGCAAACAACACGATTGCGGGCAACTATCAGATACTGCTTGAGGATTACGTGCAACGTGCGCTGCTGTGGTGGGTAATGGTTGACCTTACTCCGTCACTTTGCTACCGTATGGACAATGGCACTATTGTGCAGCGTCAATCCGAAGACACAACGCCCGTAAGTGATGCAGTTATGAAGGATATGATAGACCGTGCAAGGCAGAATGCGGAACACTACACCACATTGCTAGTCGATTACTTGTGTGCGAACGCTTCACTATTTCCTGAATACTCAACAGCGCAGTGGCCTGACCGTAGCGCACGCACTGACGTGACCAACACACTCAACTACCAGTTCTCATCGGGCAATACTGCTACATCATTCCGCCCTACGTACTCACGTAACATCATTAACCGAATACCATGACGGAAAAGAAATCACTAAAGCAAGATTACACCGAACGTTTGCGCAAGTATGAGCGCGAGCTGTCACTAAAACTACGCAGCAATG